TTAAAAAATGTTTCAGTCATAATAAATTTAGTTGCTGTCTCTTTAATCATTGTTTTCATGTTTATAGTTTTTAATTTTTAAATACTTGTTATTGTTTCCCATGCCGTGCCGTTCCAAACTTGCAGTTTTACAAGTGTAGAATTAAATATCATCATACCTGCATCCCCAGAAACCCATGCTACAGCGTCCCTTTCAGTAGCTGTCATTCTTGGAGGCAAGAATCCTTTTGATGTTGAAGCTACTTCTAATTTAGCATTAGTTACAATTGTTGATGTTCCTACAGCAGTAGATCCTGAAATAGTATTAAATAATACATCACCTTTTGTTGCCTCAATATCAATATATCTTGCTGAAGCTAAAGTCGATATTGAGGCATTTACATACAGATTACGAACCGTTCCTGAATAAGTACCTGTTATTTGTAAAGAGGGATTGAAATAGTTCATATTTTTATCACTACTTCCTGATGAAGGATTGAACCCTGTTGTCATAAGCATACATGGATCAAAATTAGCTCCAACTCCTTTAAATATATAATTTGCTATACCTCCTGTAATTATACGAACTCCATTAGGGGCAGATCCATCTAATCCGTAAATAGTACCATCTGCAACAGCTGGTGATCTAAAATTGATAGCATTGCATTTAATATCATTTGTTAATATTAAACCATATCCTGTCGTATATCCTTCTGTAAAACTTCCTATTTTAACAACACCATCATCTCTAACTTTTAATAAATCTGTAGAAGAACTATTTTGAACCAAAAGCGAAGTAGTTGCAGAAGTAGCACCGCTGCCGTATATTGTTGTTTTACCTGCGTTAAATAAACCATATCCACTATCGTCTGCCAACCTTACGTCTAAGCCTGTACTGTTTCTTTTTAATGCTGGGTAACTTGACGTTGTGCCACCAAATTGTAGTAGTCCGAAGTCTGTTGTAGCGTTGTTATACAATGTCCAATTACCATTTGTAGCTGACCTAATCCACGATTTTGAAGTCACACCAAAATACCCCCCTGAAACAATATCTGAACCACTTGTAATAGCACCTGTTGGGGCAGAAATTCCACCCTTTAAATTTAAACTTCCACCACTCGACACAGAAAATTGCGTAGTACCGTTCAACTCCAAATCCATTAATAAACCCGTAAACCCACTCTCCGCATTTACCCCCAATTTCGTACCACTCGTTGCCCATCCCGTTGAAGTAGTTCCTGTTGGCTCGATTAATAACGTTGGCTTTGTTGTTGTTGCAGTTCCTCCGCTGAAGCCTGTGCCGCCTAAAGTTAATGCCGGATTTGATGCAATAGTATTAGTCATTATCCTGAATGGATAACCACCATCGTAAAAATCAAAAGCTGCATTACCTTGAGTAAAGTAAGCACCGTCAGTACCTCCAGAAGGTCTTGTGAATAATAACTTTGATCCATACCCAGCACCTGTCCAATCGCCAATATTCACTCCCGTTCCATCATTTTTTATTCTAAACAAGCCACCGCCTGCACTATTGCGTACCTGTAAGGCATAAGTTGTAGCACCTGTATTTCCACCTTGTATGTCAAGTGTTGATGCTGGCGTATTAGTGCCTATTCCTACATTGCCGTCATTTCTTACAGTCATCAAATTAGTACTTGAACTATTACGCACTCTCAAAGCATTCATAGCGCTTGTAGAATCGCTGCCAGTAATGTCTAATGTATTAGTAGCTCCTGCATTAAAGATTAATTGAGAACTTCCACCAAATGCTCCTGCGTTGTTATATTGAATTTGAGTATCAGAACCACCAGGTGTGGCAGTTGCTGTAGATGATAGTATTCCACCAGATAGAGATAATCCTGTACCTATGGATATTTGCTCTATTACTCCAGAGCCTGCGGTAGACCTTCCCAATATCTTGCTGGTGGCGATGTTTTCAATCTCCGCTAAAGAAATGGAACCGGGAGGTAATACCGTAAAATTTAAAAGTCCCTTATCATACGCATTCTGGATGAAAGGGATTAGTGAGATCCGTGGGGTTCCTGGAAAGTTTTGACCGTTGCCGATAATAACTTGAACACCTTGATTGTAATAAGAGCTCATTATTTTTGTATTATGTTTTTATATTTCTTTGTAATTAAGTATGCTAAAAGCTGGGGTAGACGGACCTACCCCAGAATGCACTCGAGAAAACCAATAAACAACTAGTCAATTGCGCAATAGGCTTATTCACGGGCGACCATTTAGCATGAGTTTTAAACTACCTCAATGTTAGTTTTACCAACTGCAGTTAACCAAGCGTTAAATAAAGTTGTGAATGTACCAACTACTGCATCTCCGTTAGGGATTGCAACGATAGTTTTAAGAGGTGATTCAGAAAGATTAGTAGTATCTATTTGATTAGTATCAACATGATGAATAACAAACTGATCATAGTTAGTTCCAGCTACAAAAGGTGTAGGGAATTCTATGATAGGAAATTCAGTATGATTAAGATTGTACAATCTTTGTGAATGAGTTTTTCTGTATTGATCTTCTAGCAATCTAACAGTTCCTTGTCCTTCGTGAACGTCTTGAGCTTTTACAGAGTTAACTGTAGCATAGTCAAAACCTCTAGTCAAACCTGCTCTGATAGTAGATTTTAGGAAAGGAATTCTATCAATGTATGCAGGATTTCTATCTAAAGAAACAAACACGATAGCTTCTACACCTGCGTTAAGAGCAGCTGTACCAGCAGTAGATAAATCAATAGGAATTAATTCAGCTGTGCCAGCAAATCCTCCAGCAATTCTACCTGCAATTAGAGCATCTTTGATAGCTTGAGTCATTACTATTTGACCTCCTACATTCACATTAGCTACAATAGTGTACACATTACCTACTGTTAAAGCAGATATTTGTGAACCAGCTGCTGCTGAAGTACCAATACCAAATGCAACTACATTAGAGTTACCATGAAATACGTTGTTATTGTAGATACCTAGATGTCTTGAATTTCTGTTGAATTCATAAGCTAGGTTTTGTAGAAGATGATCTACTGGATTAGTTGTACCTAGTGCAGTATAGTTAGGAGTTACATAACTTCCAGCTATAACGTTAGTTGCAGAAGATGAGTAGAAAATGTCATTAGCATAACCGAACTCAGCAATTTGAATGCTGTATTCTTGTTCGTCTAAAATATTAACTGCGCCAGCACCTGCGATAGGGGCTCCTACTGTCCATGCAGAATATGCTGGAGCTGTGTATGCTTGATAAGTAGCTGAAATCCAATTGTCGCTATTAATATCTCCACTTCTCTCAAATGGTCTTTTCCATAGAGGATAAGGCATGTTTACGCCTGTATTAGTTGTAGCGTCTTTAGGAAGACCAGCTGCTATATAAACTATTGGATTTTCTGCTTTAGATGGAGTAGCATCAATTGAAGTATTGATTGTCTCAGTTCCATAACCTGAAGCGTTGAAAATACCAAGTTGTCCATCAGCAAGAAGAGTAGTTCCTTTAGGAACAGTACCACCTGTAAGGTCTGTGATATTAGTATCTGGTGAACCAGTGTTGAATAAAGCAACAGAAGCTTTAGATACTAGAAATGTTTCGACAGCTCTTTTATTACCTTGTCTTGAAAACATAATTTTATAATTTAAATTTTATTTGATTAAGAATCGAATGAATAAGCTAGCTGATGGAAGGCTGTGGTATTTGGATCCATGATGTACACGGATGCTAATTCAACTGCTTTGTCAACTATCTTATGATGCATCTCTTCTGGTAACTCGGATGTAGATTTAGGATATATTACCCCATCTATATATTTGTAGTCACCGAAGGATATTTTGGAAGGATACTTTAAGTATTCTATCTTTGCGTTAGTAGCAGTATAGGTTCCTGGGTAGATGTATAAGGAAGATGATGCAGAACCGTCAGCACTTCTCCCAATATTATATGGGATAAACTCTGTTGATGGAGAATTAAATGGATCCCTAAATGCAATTTTGATATCATCTGATTGCGTGAACTTTAAAGGTACGTACTTTTTACAGTCGGGATCAATAGTGACCTCCACTTCTCCATTCATTAGTCTTAAATACTTAAACTTGAGCTTGGTGAGATCTAGTTCATAGACCCCACCATGATCAACAAGTTGTACTGCGGGTTGTAATGGATACTTAATATGCAGAGTAGAGAATTCGTCGGCCAACTTTTGAGTCATTTCGTAACCCAGAAGCTTTTCGTTCTCACCAGAAGTCTTTGCCCTAATGACTCGCAACTGGGCATCGTTAAGAAGCCAATCAATCTGTGCACGATTGAATGTATGATGCGACAACGCATCTACGCTATCCTTAGCTAAAATAAATTGAAAATGTAATTCTTCTACTGTCATTTTATTGTATTAAGTTAAAACCCTTTTAATTTTAGTTCCGCATGCATGTCTTCTACCATTACCTCTTTTTTAGGATCTAGTAGATATTCAATAGCTTCGGAGTAATTTTCTCCAAGTGTGATTTGACCTTCTGGTCTTGGCCAGAAATAACCACCTTGTTTTTCGAATATTATCCTAGAGTCTAATGCTCTTTTTAGAAGATGTCTAGCTTCAATTCTTTCACGTCCATGTGGAGTTTTAAGATTCTCAGCAAGCTCATTAAATTTCTCAATGTTTGATCCAGGTGTAAATGTTGTAGAATCTATGTAGTTATCTAGAACATTAAATATAGCATCTGGGGTTAGAGATACAGTTGTTTGTGCTAATCCTAAGATATGTACAAATTTTTGTTGCATGTTGAGTGAGAAATCTGGATTTACAATTAGAGCTTTGGCTGCTGCTTTAGATCTCGCTTTAGATGCTTTTAATTCATCTTCTTCATTCTCCAGTGAGATGTAGAATTTAGCATCTGGCCATTTATGATCTCTCCATTCTTTCTCAGAATTTGCTACTAGTTTTGAATCTAGCAACATATAGTAACCTAATTCTTCATCCATATTAGATGTATCAAACACTGTAGAACCGTCATTCAAAGACCAATATTTCTTTTGATAGTAGGTCATTTTCTCTTCATCTAAAGAGTCACCATTCATCCAAGCTTTATTGGTTAGAAAGCCTGGCTCTAGTCCCCACTTTCTTTCCATCTTATCTTGTAGAGTAAGGGGTTTTTTAGTGAGTTCATCTATTTTCTGAGTACCATCTTCTATCCATGGTTTGTAAGATAGTCCATTAGCAAGTCCTCCAACTTTAGGAGAATACAATGCTGAGATTCTATCTGTACAAGATCCCATTTTAGTTTTATTCAATTTTTTACCTGAGCTGCCGTTAACAAGCTCACTTACATTTGTTGCTGTCGGTCTAGGGATCGACATTACATATACTAACATATTATTATTTTTTGCGCCTAGTATTCCTTTATTTAACGTTACTTAGTATAACGTCCCACAGTCCTTTTTCAAGCTCGAGATAGGAAAGGGTATTTGAGCTATAGAATTTTGAGTTATAAATAACTCACCACTAACGAATTTCTTAACTTTGACTGTCGAAAATAAGTTCACCACACCTTGTAACGTCTTTGATCCATACACCTGCAGAACCTTGCATAAAGATATCATAACCAGCGATAAGACCACCAGCTACTCCACCTTTAACAGGACCTGTTGGAGTGTGTGTACCATGAACATAACCCCATGCGTAAGAATCTTTTTCTTTCAACATCATAATATTGTTGATAGCTCCACCTTTTTCAGATGTACCAGCTCCTCCAAAATCAAGGAATGTATAACGGAATGAATCTACAGGGATGTTAGAGTATTGTGGGTGTGTTTGCTTACAATACTGACGATTATCGTACATTGGGTTCTTCACTAAAGTCACCTCGATTCCTTCAGGACCTTGGTAGTGAGTGAACTGAGCACCAAATGATAAGTGTCTAGGATCTTTAGATAGCATTTGAGTAAACATAGTGTCTACAGTCAAGAATGAGCTAGCTACAGAAGCAAGCATGTTGTGGAATTGAAGTGAACCATAAGTTCCAGTCATAGCCACCATTTTACGATCTCCTTCATTTACTCTTGCAAAGAAGATGTTTAATAGGTAATCTTTAAGACGAGTAACAGTTAAAGCAGATGAATAGATATCTATCCAGCTATCTTTTAGTTGCTCTCTTACACCGTTACCAGTTTTCTTCCAGTAACCTTTATGTCCAGCTCTAGTTTGTTTCTTACCAAACATCATTTGAACTTCCATGTCCATGTGGAACTGATCTTGCATTACTGCTTCAGCGTATGGAAGGAATTTTTCAACTGATTTGTCTGCGCCAGACATAGGATCTTTGTAAAGAAATTTTACTCCAAGTCTACCTTGATTTCTCCAAGCTTTGTCTGTAACAGTTTGTTTCTCAGCAAAGTAAGAAATTTGGTGTTCAAGTTGCATTGAAGATGGGTATTGTTGAGTACCGAATTTCTCATTGTACTCAGACTGAACTGAAGTCCATCCTTTAGAAAGCTCTCTTCCTGGATCTACCAAGTAGCTTGGAAGGTATTGTGACATATCGTCTCCTTGAAGACGGAATGAATAAACATAACCATTTCCTTCTTGAATAGGATCTCCTATTACTTCAAGAGCGTAGTTGTTATTTTCTGCTAATAGAACATCTGGTTCTGCGTAATAATCTAAATCTAATTTTAGTCTGAATACTGTGTTGTTGATACCAAGCACTGTATTAGAAGATTCAGGGTTTTCAATTACTCTCGCCGTTCTATAATCAGCACCTTGTAGGTACCATCTGTAGATTTCAGTATCTATCTCCATGGTATTGATAGGGCCTTTCGCACCTGTCATACCAATCAGAAGTTTACCACCATTAGTGATAAATCTATTCTGTGATGAGAAGATTCTCATTAGGGTATCTTGGAATACGTGAGGTTTACCTACACCATCATAAGATGCTCCTAAATATTGAGAGTCAATGAAATTACCTCCAAATCCGTCGTAATGCTTGATTATCATCGAACTTCCTGCGGTATTTGCCATATAATTTCGTTTTTATAAAATAATTAATTATTCGGATTGTTGTGAAAAGATAACGTTCCAGTCAAAGTTTGGTTTTTCTGACGTGGAATTCGAACCTGTAACTTTCGTTTTTGAATCAGAAAACTTATCACTAAGTCTTTTCTCTAAATCATTCAGGGCCGTTGTTTTTCCTTTTTTCGTAAATCTATCTTCAATTTTAAATCCTGTTTTAGGATCGTAATCTAATAAGAGATCTGCTAGTTGTGCAAAGTGCTCTTTATTATTTATGATAGATTGTATTGTTGAGTCCATTCTAGATGGAGAATTTTGTGAAGAATAAATGAATGATTTAATCATTCCTTTACGTTGTGGAGCTAAATTAAGATCATCTATTATATTAAATAGTTCTTCTTTCTCTTGTTTAGCTTTAGCTTCATTCTCTTGCTTTTGTAGAATGGCTTGTCTTGTTAATTCTTCTCTTTGTGATTTCTGTATATCTTTAAGTTCTAGAGCAGCATCGTATACTTCGGAAGTATATTCCACATCTCCTTTGTTCTTTAACAGAGTAATCAACTTATCAATTTTTTCGTCTGAATGTGACGTTGTCTGCTTGTAATATTCCCGCAAGATATAGTCTTGTGTATCAGGATCATCCAAATCAGCATCTGCGATATCTATAGGACCATTTCTATATGTCTTTAAAAACTCATCTACATTAGTTCCTCCTGAAAGTCCGTATTGTAGTAAAGGTTTAAAATCCTCTGGAAGTTGTTCCCACAAACTCATCGCAACAGCCTTTTGCATATTAACGTTAGTTTGTTCTAAAGCCGTAGATAAAGATTTAGCAGTTCCATCAAAAGTGTAACCTTCATCAGGTTGAAGCATATTATTCTCTACTAAGAAATCATAATATTCTTTTATACCTTCTGGGGTTTCCTTAGGGTCTGTGCTAGGCTCTGGCTCTGGATCAGGGTTTGCCGGATCCGGGTCAGGGTCATCTAATGGTTCATCAGTCGGTGGAACAGCTGGGTTTGTTCCAGGTTCTGACCCTGGATCAGGATCTTCCGTTTCTGCGGGTTCATTGGGATTTGGATCTGGTTCTATTCCAGGTGGAACAAAATCATCATCAACGAAATAATTGTTATCGCTATTTGCTATTAGCGCTTCTAATGAATCTATACTCATAAGTGGTGCAAAGTTATTTAATTTATACTAATACTTAAAATGAAACGGCTATAGTGAGCTACAAAACCAGTTCGGTTATATATACATTACGATTTTGACGGTCTTTTATTAGCCTGAATCTTTTTAATTTTTAATTCTTCTTCTTTTATTTCTTTAGTCTGTTTTAGCTTGTCTTTTTCTAATTTTAGCTTCTCATCAGCTTGTCTTACTTGATGTCTTAGTTTCTCAATTTCTAAAGGATCTGGTACACCATTGGAGTTTGAATCCAATTCTTGTTGAAATTTAAATACATCAATTTCAGCTTTCCTGATAGCTGTGTCTGCTTTAAGTTGTTCAATCTCCATAGCTTGTGCATGTGCCATTTCAGACAATTTAATTTGAGTTTGTAGATCTTCGTCTTGCATTTGTTTCTGCATTTGCTGTTCTTGTTCTGCTCTTTGTTGAATCTCTCTTTCTGATTTCTCGATAGTTCTTTTGAACTCTGCAAGAGATGAAGTCTGGAATAAATTAAGTAAGTCAGAAAACTTAGCTTTATCATTCTGTAGCAACTCAAGCATGTGTTGTTTAGCAAAATCAAATGCCTCATGTTGCTTAGAAGACTCAAGTACAAATACTCCCATTTGTCCAAAAGATAAATCTCCTGGTTTAATAACTAGTGATTCTGCAGATAAGTCATCTAGCACCCATTGAAATACTTGTTCTTTATCTTTCCATACATAAGAAGCAGTCTCCAATAGAGAGTTATAAATATCTTCCCATAGTTTTGAGTGTAGATAAAAATAAGATTCCGTAATAGTTGCTGATTGTTGTAGGTTTTGTTGTGAGTTAGTAACAGCCTCGTTAGATGAAATCTGTCCTTCTCTCTGTTTGTTTACTCCAGCTACATCTGCTATTTGCACATCAAGATTATCTAGTAGTTGCACATAATTCATAATGTGCTCCATATTAGATCTGGATGATACCTCTACTGGTTTACCTCTTTGAGCAGATCCTGGTTGTTCAGCATTCTGTAGAGGATTGTAGAAGTTAAGATCCATCTGCTCTATGTAATACATAATCTTATCGTGGTCTACATTTCCAGGTATTTGAGTAGTATCAATAGATAGTAATTGTCCTTTATCTCTAGCAATCAAATGCTTAAGTTTGTGCATTACTATAAAATATAGATACTGAAATGGTTTCATCCTAGAAACTAAAGAACATGAAGTAGCATTCATATTAGAATATACTATACCGTGATATCCTAATTTAACTCTTTTAGGGTTTGCATATGATCTAACTTGATAAGGTTTTGGTGCTATTTTAGCATATTTATCTCCTCCAATTTTAATACCAGACCAGGTTTGTGGGACCCATTGAAATGTAAGAGTACAGTCATCAAACGTATACACCATCTTATTAGCACCCCATTCATCTGTAACATTAGATATTTCAGCATATGGAGGGATTGGAAAATCTTCTGTAACAGTAACAGTTTCCATATCCCCATACTCATTAGGTGATGTAAAATATCCAATCTTAGATTCAGACTGCCATTCTACATGCGATATTAAATGATCTAGAGTATAGGATCTACCATAAGTACCATCTATTGGAGTAGTTAAGTATGCATTTTGATGGTGTAAGTGTGTATCAGAGAAGTGATATTTCATCTCAGGTTCTGATTCCCATGAAGAATAGTTAGTTAAAGAAGATGGATTTCTTTGTACCTCATCCACTTCTTCTTTAGTTAAATAGTCTCCAAATAGATTTAGAACATCTAGAGTGGACATCCTTACTCTATATCCAGCGTACAAACCATCCTGAATAAATTTAGTTTCAGTAGATTTATGATAGAATAGGGCTAGAGGATTAATCACATTTACTTGTGGCGACTCATTCTCAATACCTACCCATGCTGCTTCTACATCCGAAATTAATCCGTGTTTAAATGTATCATTTCTTTTAGACTTTAGATCTAAAGCGTATCCAAGATAATTGAGTAGCTTATTCGCTAGGATCTCGGAGGACTCTTGATAAGTAGTATGTAAATATTTATCTATATGTTCTGGTGGTAATATAGTATCTACAATTTGTTGAATCTGTTGTTGTGCTTGTTCTTGCATTTGTTGAGCTTGTTCTGGTGATATTTCACCATTCTGCTCTTGTTGTTTGGCTACAGTTTGCTGTGCTTCTAGTTGAGCCATTTGCATAATGCCTTCAACATATTGTGTTATCATTTCATTCTTACGTCTAAGCTTTGATTTGATACCATCTTCAGAAACTAAAACAGCTTTGTAGACGAATGGACGTCTGAGTTCCTCGCCAAGTAGAACTTGTATTTTATTTGGTATTTTATTATATGGCTTAATCTCATCTTCCATTTGTCCTACTTCAATACCTAGTGGATTACATTCTGCTTCAAAATCTTTTTGATTTATGATATTGTTAAACAGTTTGTAATTTCTTTCCATCTCTACGTATGAGGTGGACATTGAAGGAACGAATGCATGAAACTTAGTTATATAATCTATAATGTCTTTGCCCCACTGACGTCCATTTTTGAGTTTCTGGGACAACGACATCCTCTGTAGAGGAAAAGAAGTTTGTTGCAACATTTCTAAATAGTTTTTTATTATTAAATATAAAATCTAGATTCGGGGAAGTATCCTTCTTAGGCATATGCAAAGATTCTTCCATGTTTCTAGTCATTTGTGCTAATCCAAATATAGCACCCATTAATCCCATTACTCGGTCAAAGTTTCCTTCGTAAGTAAAGTAAGCAATCTCCTGCAGAAGTGCTCTCGAATTAATTAGATCTATATTACGTTTTCCGTCCCCTCGTTCTTGCAATAACCAATCTCGAAGATATGATATACCTTTTCGTTTAATAAATTGATTCGACATTGGGTAACCGTACTCTATTGTAGGACTACGTGCATATGATGCGGTAGTAGTAAACAATGCAGTTGGTTTAGTGGCAAGTAAATCTAATCTCTTAATTCTTTCGAAGTAATCTTTAGTATTTCCTACTGCATTTTCAAAATATATCTTAGCTTCTCCATAGAATAAAGAAAGCTTAAGCAACACTTCATTTACTTTATTCATACCATCATATGGTCTTCCTACATACTCAGCTACAATTTCATCATGACCTATATCATTAAAATACTTAGCAGATTTCACTACATATATAGAAGCTAGTGAATCTCCTCTCTCATTATCATCTTTATAAGGGTCATGTCCTATTACATACGCTCCTTCAGGAACTTTACCATTTACCATTGCTGGAAACTCATATATAATAATAGCACCTTCCCTATCTTTATCCTTATGTGGAAATTGTGTTATTGGTTTAAGTTTTCCAGCAGAATCTATTTTGTAGTTTACATTATTAGTATCTCTAGCATCTGGGTCAAAATATAACTCCACAACTTTTTCTATAAGATTATAAGATCTATCTGTTTCCAATTCTTGTAGACGTCTGGCTGCTTCAGCTGCTGGTAACAGTGCTGCATTCTCCGCTAGAAACATCTCAGATGGATTTATTGGATTATTTACAATTTCTTTAGTTAAAGCAGATTCCGATCCTTTCTTATTTTCTTTAGCTTTTCTTCTTCTAAGTAATTCTTCTACAGCTTTTTGTAAATCTGTGATATTATTATCATCTCTATACAAAGAACCTAAGTTATAAGTAGCTGGTATAAATCTTCCTATATGTCCTTTCTTCTCGTAAGTATCCTCAAACCTTAGAGCGTCATACTTACCAGGATTGTAAAATATTTCTTTAGCACCTATGGTACCTCCACCTTCCATATCACCACCAGTTCCTAAGAAGATAGCGGTTCCAAACTTACGTCCATTAAGACGCATATTTTCTACAGAAGCATCAAAGCATTCTAGTACATTAGAGTGCATACCTACCTCTTCATATATCATTATAGAGTTACGACCACCCTGTGCAGCAAATGGATTGTCTGCATATGATACGTGTTTAATAGTAGATAATGATCCCGCATCTTGCCATCTAGATCCTATACGCTTCTTATAGAGAGCTTTTAAAATGGATGACGGGGTTAGGGATCCCATTGTCTTTTTAGATAGTGGAGATGGGTATATTGTTCCTAGAATCTCTTGCTGTCCAGGTACTCTATCCATCATAATCTTAGCTTTAGTTAAAAGATCTGTGGAGAAATTAGAGTGTCCTGCACCTACAACAATATCTACTGAATCTGGTTTCTGCCCCGGTATGTATTCCATCATACCGTCAAATAGAAACTCATGAGCTATTACTCCACCTACCATATACGACTTACCAAATCCTCTGGCTCCCATTAGAATATAATTAGAAGCTTCATTCTCATATAGAGCTTTGCCTAAATTGGATGCATGCTGCTTGGATATATAATATGTAGGATCTTCATAAATCTTCCTCTGACCTTGTGAATTTATACACGAAGGTGGCAACTGCTCAAGAGGCAATTCCTCTAGTAGAAGCTCATTACACGAATAAGTATCGTCTAGTTCAAAACCAGAAAAACCTCTGGCTACAGTTATATCACGGAATACTATCCATTCTATATCTCGTAGCAGAGGTCTTCCAAAGCTTTGCACTTTCGAATTATCGTTAATCTTCTTTTTAATTGTGGCAAAATTGGCATAGAAGTAGAGCTTAGGTGGCATCCAGTATCCTGATTGCCAATACCCTTCTATATTCCTACGAATCTGTTCTCGCCAATAATCTTTGTATAATGTTGTTGCCGGATGGTATTCTGGTATATGTTCTTCGATAAAATTCGATTGCGATATGATCATTGTTTGTATTATTGATCTAGCAAGCTCATGTCATCACCCATAGGTGAGAGCGTGTCTTGTGTTTTTTCTGGCGTTATTGTCGCCGATGTTGTAATAAGTAATTGCGCCACTGATGAGGCTGCAGTTAGTGCTGATGATATCACCAAAGTTGGATCTATAACTCCCGCCTCTAATAGGTTCTCTACTGTATCTGTAAGGGCATTGTATCCTGTATGAGCGGTTCTACCATCTTCTTTTCTTTCTTGTATCCTTTTATAAATATCTAAAGAGTTTTTTCCAGCGTTTTCACAGATCTGGCGGAATATAGAAAATAAAGATGAGTTGTACATTTCAT